CAGCATAAGCAAGTTCTATAGCTGGATATATACTTATAGTGTTAACATCATTAGTTAATTCTATATCAATGTTTAATTTAGATTGCCAATCATCCACAAATGACAAGAATTCATCATACAATTTTTTATATTCCAATCTTCTTATATTTAATTTATTAAGTGTATCCATATTTATTTCCTCCCACTTATTATTTGATTTTTATTTATTTTATTAGTAACTATTAATTTATCATTAGTATATACTACCAATGCATTATCAATTAGATATTCCAATACTTGCATAGGATATTCTAAAGGATATATACTACCTAGTAATATATTCATAAATACTAATGTTTCAACTATAGCATTATTACTATATCTACTAGAATCAACTGAATATTTATTGAATTTTGACTTGAATACTTGAGAAATACCAATATTTACAAATGATACCTGTTTGATAACTCCATCATTTGTTTCTATATATAAATCATCAAAGTCAAATTTTAAATCACTTGCAATATTGATATATTTAGTAGTAGATTGTATTCTATATATCCATTCTCCGAGTTTATTCCAGTCTATTTCTAAAAGCTTACATCTATCATCATATGTATCATAATATTGGTATCCTAGATATAATTTGATTGAGTGACTTGGTCTAGCTGATTTATTACGCCACAACTCATAAGATAAGTCATCATGTACTTCATAGTCTAAATGTAACTCAGGTTTACTAGAATTACCTATATGTGTTACACAGTTATGTATAAATATAAGTATATAAATCCCGTATTTGCTCCATTCTTCTTTAGTAAATTTTAGATCTTTTCTAACTACACCTATTATATTTTTATTATTTCCAGCTATAGAAGGTATATATTCTATAATGAATTTTATTTTGTCATCATATAGATATTTAGATCCTTTTTCTATTACTGTTTCATCATCTACTACTATATTATTTTGTACTGTATAATAGTTATTATTTATATAATTGGCAATGTCGCTTATGATTGGGACATTACGCCCAATCATAAACCCACTATCCACAAACTGGTGTCCATTAAATATTGACATATGATTTACTCCTTTCTCAATAATATATTTAATCCAGTTTTATCTAAGAAATCCTTAACTGCTGGAACATTAGAATAATTTTTACTATATTCTAATAGTCTGTCTTTTCTATTTGAATCTTCTGATTCAATTCCTGTTATATTATATATAAGAACATCTGTTACCATATCTAATGTCTGTCTATAATGTCTATGTGGGACATTAAAACTGTGTGCAAGTGCAGCAATATTCCATAATACGATATATCTTATTTGAAGTAGTACTCTATCAATCGAAGTTAAATACCCAATTGCATCTCTGCTAAAATCTTCTTCTAGTTTATCTTCAAATGCTTTAAGAGTTTGAATTTCATTTTTATAATCTGGATAACTAAAATTATCAGTTGGTAAAGGTCTTGAATCATAACTAGCTTTAAGATCCATTCTTTTCTCAAAAATCTTTTCTTTTAATGTAATAATCATATCATTTGGGTATAAATCATATATCATCTTCATTACACCTTGTCTATATGATAATTTTACAAGGTATCTAATTGCTAAACTTCTGATATCATCTATTGTGATATCTAATGCGTCTTTATTTTCTATTGTCATAATACTCCACTCCTTCTACATAAATGTCATAGTTTAATTTAAATAAGTTAAAATATGCACTATATTTCTTTATAATTTTATCAACTTTACGTTGTGTTTTTTCTGTAACTGTAACAAATTCTTTACCGAAGTCAGTTTTCCATTTTTTCTTTAGATTAGACTTCTTATAGTTTTGTAAGAAGAATAATATTATCTTTTCTAATAATATACTTCCAACATCATGTTTCTTAAGTTCAAGAAGTCCAAGATAACCAGTATATAAATTCTCATGTTGGTAATACTCATGATAGAATAGCATACTAACCATAGCATATACTAAGTTCTTAATCATAGTTTCTATTGTAAATTGAAGATAAACACCATTATAATAAGCTGTACCTATATTAAATCCATATTTATATTGATTTTCAATATAATATTCTACTGATAATATTTCTTTAGTATGAATATTTAAGTTCTCTATATATCTTTTATGATAGAACCAAAATGCATTTTCAAGTGCAACATATGGTGCAGTACTCATATCGATACAGTTTCCACTACGAGTTAAATTTGGAAAATCCCACTTCTGCTTTTCAATTTTAGCATATTTCCTTATATTTTTTAAATTTTGACTTATACACTCTAATTCATCTTGAAGTTTTAACACCTCTTTAATAGTTTCATGTAATGCACATTTAACACTATATATTGATTTAGTTTTCATTTTGATCACCAGTCTTTCTCATATCTCTGATACTTAAGAATGTACCCATACCACCAAAGTAAAAATCAAATAATTCTGGCATATATTTATACATATCTTCTATTATATTGATTTCTTCTACTGTTGTAGTATCTTTATAGTTATCTATAAATGCTTGAGATATTACGCTTCTATCAATATGATCTTCAAAACTGTTTGCTGGAGCCATTATGAAGTCTATTAAGTTTATAATTGCATATTTTGTCATATGCTCATCTATATCTTCTCTTAATGAGAACAATTTATACATTCCATAAATGTGTTCCACAATTTCCATACACTTAAATTTAAGTGAGTTCTTTCTATATAGATACAAGTCTATTAATATATCAACTGCTTGATCTATAGTTTTGAAATCTCTTGTATTTAAATTAAAGATATCAGACACTCTATCAATATTTAATATATTCATTAATTTAGTTTCATTTATATAAATGTATCCATCTATTAACATACTATATTGACTACTTCTTGATTCAGATAGCTTTGTATTTATTAGAGCAAATGCTTCATTAAATATCATTTCTTTGTAATATTCATCAGCATTTAATAGGTTCACTCCATTCTTTAATGCTATAAGCTTTTGAATATAAAACTTATAGTTCTCTAATTTTACCACATATTCTTTAGTCAGTGCAATTGCACCTTTGATTTCATTAATTTTTACCATTTGTTTCATCTTTTACCTCCAATGTGTTCAAAGTATTTAAAACTACTTCAGTATCTTCACGTTTTGGCATGACTTGAGATATACTTATTAAATTCTTTAATAGTCTTATCTCTACACTTGATTTAAATATATCACTAAAACATTCAACTGCCGCAGCCTTGTCATTAGATGTTAATACATCTCTTAAGAAGTTACCTACTCTAAATGCTATCATAGGAGATGATGTAGTTACCAATAGTTTAAGATCATTTGGCAACTCAATAGTTCTTAATATAAATCTAGCTAAATCCAATGAGATATATTCTATCATTCTTTTATTAATGAAGTATTCTATTAGATATGACTCAATCATGTGCTCACCAAGGTTATTACTTAGTAAATCATTTTTAGTATGGGCTATGCTATCTATAGTTATATTCATACCCTTTGTAACATTAGTAAAGTATTCTCTATTGATATGTTTGTATGCAGCAAGTAAATCATGTTCTATAGCTTGTACAGTGTTTTCAGCTATAGTTCTTCTATTCACTATAAGTCTGATAGAGAGATCAGTAGTCGGTGATAAAATTGCAGCTATCTTTTCTACATTATTCATACAGTGGTTACATCTTTCACTTAATTTTTCAATTTGTTTTGCAGCATTACTTATTACTAATTTATTATTTATCATTCTATTTCCTCCAGTTATTATATATTATTTTATTTAGTTATAGCTTTTTCAAATTTCTTTAATAATTTATTATCAAAAAGTTTATAATTTGAAAATACCTTTACTATCATTTTAATTATATCTTTATCATTTAGACTAATATCTGAATATTTATCATTTAATGCATTATCTATCATTGGTTTAACTCCATATAGTCTATCATATGCTATATAAAATGATAGATCTGATAAAACTCTTCTAGTTATATGCTGTTTTAATCCTTCCATATTATTATAGTTATTTAAAATAGAATTATCTATTGGTAAACGATATATAGTAGATATATTCTCTGCAGCCTCATTTTGGAAAATATTAATTTCTATTCCTAACACTAGTAATACATCAATGATATTAATATTATCATCAAATTTCATAAAATAGTTGTATATATGATCAGTACTGTGTCTTAAAAACCATTCAGTAACATTCATTATTCTATATTTATTAAGCATTACATTATGAACTTCTTTTATGAATAATTTTGTTAGTATTCTAGAATCTGATAGTAGTTTATTACTAGTTAATAACTCCTCTCTATCAGTTATATACTGAAACCTTTTAGTTTCCTTACATCTTATATAACCTTTAACATTACTAAGCAGCTTTCTACAAACATCATAAATCTTAAATTTCACCATACATAAATTAACATATTTCTCCAAATAATCGGATTTAATATCATCCTCTTTGATTATTTCAAATAATTTAACTTTACCTTTCATGCCTATTTCCATCCTCCTTTATATTGGTTAATAATAAGTTTAAGAGGTTTTAACCATATAAACGATATTTTGTATAGCTTATAAGTTAAAACCTCTAAAAAGTGCCTCTAATTGAATTTAATTGGCTGTGTATTCTCTGATACATATTTATATAATAGATCAGCTTCTGCTTCTGTTATAATACCTGTAGTCTTTGCCAGGTCTATGAATATAGTAGGATACATCTTACCAAATTCATTCATATTCATCATTAATCTGACATTAGAATCTACTTTGAAGAATTTAGATTGTCTATAAGGGACAACACATAATCCTACAATATAAATATTCCATGCTATATCAAATGCAGGAATTTTTTCATTATTTTCCTTTACAAATTTTGTATAGAAGTCTTTATCATTTTTGATAATATCTTCTACTAGTAATACTATGTTATGTTGTGTCATTAATTTCTGCAAAAATGCAACCTCAATTAATTTCTTTACCATAAGTTCTAACTCTTCTGGTGTTCTTTGTGGCAGTTTCGCAGTATCATATATATCTCCGTCTAGTTTCATATTATCTAGAATCACAGATATATCTGACAAACACATCCTTAAAGTATCATCAGACGATAAGTCTTTATATCTTTCATTATACTTCCCAATTAAATACTCCCCATACTTATCACCTTCAATAAAGATTTTCTCTTTATCTGGATAATGTGACATAATACGTATAGTATTAACGTCTGTTATAGTAGTAGTTTCATACCCATGTACAATACTCTCTACCAAATTTTCAAACCTCGTTTTTTCCATCTTTATTCCTCCTAAAAATTTTATTATAAAGTTGTTAACCTTTATCTACTATATTATATGTAATTATTGAAGATTTAAGATTTATTGCATAGGAGTATCTGGTATATTTAATAAAGAGTGTTCCTTTTTAATATCTTTAACCTCATTATATTTTCCCATTAAATATTCATAATCTTTATTGTCTATTATACCTAATTCCTTCGTAATTTCTATTGTACCAGTAACATCTCTATGCTTTTCTTTATCATTGATAAGATCTATCATAGTATCTTTAATCCATTCATCAATATATTCATTATCATAATAATTCTTACCATTAATATCTTTAGTTACTCTATAATATAAATATTTACATATAAGTTGAACTATTAACACATATGGTATATTACTACCAGTATTATAATCCATCTCTTCACCTTTAAAGTAATCATATACTATTTCATATGATTCTAGATATGAAGCTAGATCATGTAATCTTTTAAGTTCTGTTATTAATTCTAGATAATATTGATATCTAGTCATATCTTTTTTAATATTATCTATAAGTTTACTATATTCTTCTTTATCAAAGTCACTTTTTAATAAATCTTTAATTGGTTTAGATTTATATTCTATACTTTCTGTAATAAGACTAAGCATTTCTTTATTTGTATACATAGTAGTATCATACACTTTATCAAGATGTTCTATAATTATCTCCTGTAATTTTGAAATCTGGCTAGTTAATTCATCAAATGTTAAATTTGGCTCTATTTCTTGTTTGATATCATATAATAGATATCTAAGTCTAGTTGATACACCCATATGTACTATAATTGAATATTGATCAACATTTCTTATCATTTTAATCATCTCCAGTCGCAAAAAAAAATAATAGTGGGAGAGATATTGCTACCTCTCCCTATGTAAAAATATATGAAAATAATGCCTTATCTATATTGACCGTCTACTACAGCACTCTTTTCTAATCTATAAAGTACCATCATTGTATCAGATACAGATACATCAAATGATGTATATAATATACCTTTAATAGATTTATCTTCTATAGCTACAGATATACCACCTTTAGTTTCATATCCTATAGTTCTGATACCATCATTTACTTGACTATGATCTATCCAAGTCCAAACTGAATCAATTTGCTGATCTAATCCTGCATATTCAATACTATTAAATATGTAGAATACTTTATCAAATACATTATGTAATTTATCAAATTTTTCTTTAGCTTTAATAATATCACTATCAGCCTGTCTATCATAATTTCCAAATACACCATTATTATCATCAGATTGTAATCTTGTTTTTATTAATATATCATTAGATTCATATATAGGAGCATTTAATATCTTAGAAATTTTATAAATAGATGCTCCAAACCTGTCAGCAAATGACCAAGTTTCTCTAGTAAGTCTTATTAACATACTATTTTCTATTTTTCTAGTAATACTTCCATATGCATCTACTTTATATTTAGCTTTTGCTAAGTTTACTGCATTATTAAGAGCAAATGTAAATCCTAATAAATCTGCTATATAAACGCAAGATTTTTCCATTTCTTCTTTATTAGAAGTATTACATTTTAATATAGATTTTCCTTTTTCTAAATAAATTTTAATCATTGCTGCTGGCATAACTTTATTTATTAATTTACTATACATTACAGATATCTCATATTCTACTTTATCTTCTTCCTTATCAGAATTTTTAAGGTGTTCTACCAATTCTGGGTGTAAAAATCTTTCTATTAATTTAATTGCTCCATTGAAATTTTTAAATAACATATTATTACCTCCTATTATATTAAGAGGTGGGAGAATAAACTCCCACCAATTTTATTAATCTTCAAACTCTTTACATTCACAACATTCTTCAGTTGGTTCTTCATTAAACTTTACTTCTTCAACTGCAAAGAACTCTATATAATCATCTATTCCAGTAACAGATGACTCTACTACCTTTTTAATATATGCATCTCTGTCTATAAGATCAAATGTATTTTCTGGATTTGGATACATTAATTCATTATGGTTTTCTACACAATACTCACCACTTGGATACATAGATAATTCATACACTTTCTTATTCTTAAGTGTTTCACTATCTTCAGATACAAATATATCAACTTCTTGATCAAATAATAATTTACGAACAGTAAATGCTGATACATTAGAAGCACTATTTAATATATTAGATATAAATCTATCTATTTGTATATCTTCAATATTTGCGATATTTTCTTCTAATTTAACTAAATGTAGTAAAAGAGTTGGTTCTAACATTCCCATTTCTGTATTAATATATACTAAATCATGGAATATATCAAATTTATATTGATCTAACATATACATTAGACTACCTAACGCGTCCTTATGTAACTTAAGTACAGTCTTTTTCATATCAAAATGATCTTCTTTTAACTCAAGTTTCAATGTTAATATAGTACTTCTTTCAAATTTCTTATCAGCTAATCCTAAGTTAGCTATTTCAAAATTCTTCTTTAAATATTTAATACCATTAATAGATGCAACATTGCTACCTATCAATTTATAAGCTCTTGTAACAAAGTTTTCTTCTTTTATTATATCATTAGGTGTTGTATTATATCTAACATAATCTCCTATTACCATAGTTTTACTATCTTCATTACTAATTGCAACATTCGATTTAGCTATTGGAGATCCTTTATAAAATTCCCAATCATACATTAGATTATCTAGAATAATAGTTGTTGGACAATATTCATAAATAACTCTATCTTTTTTATCATAGAAAGTTAAACTTAATTCATAAATTTTAAGAGTTACTTCATTTTCATCTCTACTTCTAACATAGCTATGAAATGTGTCTACAAATGGTTTATCTGTTCCATTAATAGTTTTAAGTTTATTAACTAGTCTATTTAAGTAATAACGGATTTGTCTAGTAGACTCAAAATCTTTTTGATCTAATCTAAAATTCATTCTTCTCACATTTAATCTTGGTATTACTCTCAAATAATCATAATTTTTCATTTCTACAGATTGTTCAACATCTAATAATTTTACCATACTTAATCATTCTCCTTTTTTAAATACATTATTTTCATATAAAACTACTTCTTTCTTTTCTATCTCGAGTGAGATATCACCAAAATCTTTACTCTTTCTATTATAGCAAAGAGTTATTTTATTTATATTATCTAGTCCAATCTTTTTATCTATAATGCCTATAAACTTTTTATAGAAGTTAGCATTATACGTAAATTTATTATTTTCCTCTACAACGTCACTATCTGCGTAAATAACGATATTTTTAACTGTTTCCACATGTTGCCTATACCAATAAGATAAACATTCCATCATAGACTCAGCACCTAATGATGCAATATATAAAGTATTTTTATTCTTATGATAATAATTATAGATATTTATGATATCAAATATACCTTCAGTAATTACAATAGTATCAACATGATCTGGTACACCTCTATATAATGTATATCCATAATCTTTTTCTAATGCGTATTTAACTTTATAATTACCAAATATACTTCTAAACATAAACATTCTATAATCACGTGTAGCAAATGTAATTCCACGTTTATCATTACGAATACCTAATACATTAAACTTATTAAGATCATCAGTATCAGACTCGTCTAATGTATCATTAATAGTTTGATATAAATTAGGTACTACTCTATAAAATTGTATTAATGCTGGATTAAATTGAATACCTGTTCTTTTCATTAGATAATCAATTTGATACTTTGATAAAACTTTATCCTGGACTATTACTGGTTTTGTTCTGAGTTGCCATTCTTTAATATTACTATCAACTTTAGATGCTTTAAGTAAATTAACAATAGCGTCTGGATTATCAAATCCAAAATCAGTAAAGTCTTCTACTGTTATATAACGTCTGATAGTACAACTGGCTCTAAAACATTTAAGGAATGGCCTTTTATCTTTTTGATACCATATATACAAGCTACGGTTCTTATGTCTAGGACATTCACTACATATTCTATCGCCAGTTATCTTATACCATCCATTTTGACTTTTTCTCGGGTTAAGCTCAGCATACATAAATTTAAACCATAGTTCTGAAGCTTCGTCTAAAGTCATGTACTACCCCACAAATTCTTTAAATAAGTCATTAACAACAGTAGGCCTATCAGTGTATTCTTCATATGGGTTAGCCTCTTCAGAATCATCATACTCGATAGGATATTGCTTTGGAAATAATAAGTTACGTAACATTTTTGGACTATTTAATAAACGTAACATATCGTACATCTCATGTATATTTGGCGAATAGGTATCCACATCTCCCATATACATGTTCATTAACGATTTAAAATCTTCTAAACCTATTTCTAACTCTCCACTATTTAATAATGCCATTATACTAGCATCATTTAAAGATGTAACTGGTATTTTACTATCTTGCATTGTTATTATTCTACATATGTTATGTAAGAACTCAAGTTCTGGGTCTTCCATTACTCTAAAATAGAATAGTGCAAGTATATTCTGGTTACTAGTACCAAATATAAGATTTGTATAAGTTTTATACTCTCCTATAACAGCTAGTAAACATTTATTAATAATAAGTTGATTGAATAAATGGTCTTTACTTATTACAATATTATTTTTTACAAAATTTGACATTTTCTCAGCAGTTTCTAAACCACGAGTATCTAATAGATTTTTATATATAGTTGCAAGCTCCATTATGAACTTATCCATAAGCTCTCTAGCAGTTTTAATACGAGTACTATAAAGAAATGCTGTTCTATCACTATATAGAGCAATATCTTTATTAGTATCTGAATAACTATCTTGAACTATGTCTATCATATTAACTTCTGGAATTTCTTTACGTTTATCTTGGTTTTTAACTATGTTCATATAAACAGATGTTATAAACTTAGATAAGTTTTTATTAGCAAATTTAAAGTCGTCCCAGTCACAAGTCATATTATATACGACTTTATTCATATCTTTAAGTGTTACACTATATTTCTTAGCAAGTTCTTCATCATTTTGATCTTTTAGTGGTGGCGTATACTTACGAAGTGCTTTCCAGATAATCTTTCTAGCATCATCTGCAAGTCTTTGCTCACTCATTCCAAATTCACTAAACTTTATTACAAAGTTTTCAGTATTCTCCTTAGTCCATTGATTAATATAGAATTCCGTAAAGAAATGGTGTATTTCAGATTTAAGCTCATCTATACTACGGTCTATAGGAAAACATCTTGCATATACATTACATAGATTATCAAGTATTTTATCTATGAATTGTAAATAGTCGTCTTCTTTCTTATTATTAGTATTATTTAATATACCATTAAATATATAACCAATCTTAATAAGAATATTAAGACAATGGATAATCCTACAGTTCAAATTATCCAAAGTTACTTCAGTTTCTGCTGGTTTATCATCAATGTTATCTATTGATATAGCATCCACATATCTACATACACACTCGACTATATATTCGTCAAATGTTACATGTTTCTCGATTAATTCATAAAACTTTTCATTAAAAGTTTCATCAGCATTACGAGTTAATAAACTCGTATCATTATACATTTCTACTATTTTTCTAAATAGAAACTGTCCCAATTTGTAGTATTCAGCTTTATCATTAATATAGAAATATTCTAGGAAATGATTAAGTCCTTCTACAATTTTAATTATATTCGTACTATTAGAACTACTACTACGAATACAAGGAATACTCTTACCGCCTATAATACTTTCAAATTCAATACCTCTTCCCTTTTTAAGGAAAAACATCTTATTTTCCATACTATTCTCCTATATATTATATTTTATATTCAGTTCTAGCTCCATTTAAAGATATTCCATCAATATCTCCTATTACTATTCTATGTGCTGTATCACTAGAAGATTCTATACTATGTGATATACATATAATCTGGTCTATTTCTAGTGTTGCAAGAAGACTATCAATTATTTGATTAAACTTCTTACGATTAATTATATCAAGATTTGCATCTATTTCGTCTAAACAGAATACTTTATATCCAGATAAAGTAAGAACACAAGCATTCATTATTAAACTAACTAAACATAATTCACCAGACGATAATTGTGATATATCTGGTATTTCTATATCATTAACAGAAGCAGATATAAGTATATTTATATCATCTACTGTTATTTCTATATTAATTGGAATATTATTTTCATCCAATAGAATATTAGTTTGCTTTTCTAAGAAAGATAATACATTATTAAGCATTATTAATGGAATTTCTTTTTCCATTATAGTTCTTATTCTAGAAAGAGCAACTCTATCTTTATCTAGACTATTATATTCTTGCTCTACTTTAATCTTATCTTCTATAATACGTTGTATATTAACTCTTTCTGTAATTATAGCATAATTACGTTTCTCTAATGTCTTAATACTCATTTCATCCGAAGATATTCTAAGAGTTAACTTATTATAGTTCATATTTGCCTCTTTTAACGCATTATAATGCTGTTTTAACGCATTCTTTGTCATATAGGCATATTTTGTATTAAGAAGATATGGATTGATGTTAAACTCGACATTATGCGTTTTAATAGCCTTTAAATCCTTTTCTAATTTATCAATTTCCTCTAATAAAATATCAGGATTTTCTACATCTAGATTTATATGCTTAATACTATCAAGTTTTATTTCATAATCTTTTATACTATTCTCAAGACTTAATATATTATTAATGAGATCTTCTATATTAGTCTTTAATGTATAAACTGATATTATATACTCACCATCAGTTAAACTATTAATAAAAAATGATTCATCTTTATTTAAATGTAAATCTGTCATAGTTTTATTAGTATATTTATCTATTATATGTAATTGATTGTATAGTAACTTTAATGGTTTTAATAATTCGATATCGCTATTTATTATAGCTAAACTTTCTTCACTCATTTTAAAACTATTAGCATTTTCCTTTACCCATTTTGCATCAGTTACATATCTTTGATATAGCTCACAATTTGACGGACACGGTTCTACTTCATATTCTTTCCCGCCTTCAGAATTATTATACTTCTTATTATATTCTGCTATAAAATGTTCTAATACATGTTTTTCTTCTTCTTGTTCTTTCATTATATCAATTACATTTTTACTAGCATAATTATAACTACAGTTTTTAACTCTATTTATAGCATCTATAATGGCTTTTAAAGGCTCTATAAGTTCAATAGAAAGGTTTTCCATATATTTAGGATTAACGTATAAGCTAAGTTTAGAACGCTTATTAGAGGCCTCTAAACGCGTTATATCGCATTTATTAATCCATTCTTCTTTATTAAGTTTTGTCTGATAAAGTGATACTTCTTTATAATATTTATCCTTTCTAGAAGTTATGTCGCTAAATAATCTATTAATAGCATTCTCATTTTCTATTTTTATATTATATCTATTTATAACAGTTTCATTATCAGAAAACATACTTAAAGCATCTAAACATGCATTAATATCTTCTATATTATCTTCTTTTAAATTATCATATT